AGAATAGTATTGCTATTTACAGTCGGTATTATATGTAAGTTATTGATAGCAATGTTTGATGATTACAACCAAGCATTTAAGAATGGATGGCACTAATGGAAAACAATAAACAACAAACGGCAGTGGAGTGGTTTCACCAAAAAACTTGGGCTTTGAAAATTCAATTAGAAAAGGGTGAAATATCAATAGGTGAATATGCAAATACTTATGCTACTTTATATGAACAAGCCAAAGAAATGGAGAAGGAAAGAATTGAAACTGCATACAACAAAGGAACAGTTCATGGAATTGATTATCCTGAAAGTACACTACCAATAACTGGTGAACAATACTGGAACAAAACCTACGGAGGAGGTGAGCAATGAAAACATTTATAATAACAGTCGAAATTGAGCACACAGACAAAACCTTTAACAGCACCGAAATTCAAGAGTTTATAAAGGGGATTTCGCTACCGCAAGCCGAGTGGGTTAAGGTAATGAAAAAGGCTTTTAAAGAAACAACGCTAGGGCATAACGCCTTTGGCATCGAGGTAACTTATGCGATTAAGGAATGAAGGCAACGCTAGAATTTAACCTACCAGAAGAGCGCGAAGAGTTTGAGACTTCCGTAAACGCTTACCGTTATAAGTCTGCACTCTGGGAACTGGACAACTATTTGAGAGGCAAAATTAAACATGCCCCAGACGACATGCACGACGAATTTTTAAACGCGCTAAAAATGGTGCGCAATGAATTACACGAACTAACAGAAAATTTAACAATATGAATACAGAACAATTAACACCAGTAGAGACTTACTCTATTAAAGTCTTAGAGTTACTCATGGCTTATGGCCGCAAACAATTAACAGACGACCAACTTGTTAACGCAGTGGTTACGCTAAAAAACGAATGCCTAGACGCTGAAAAGCGAGAGCACCAGAACTGGTTTAACAAAGGCTTTGAGTTTTACCACGGGCAACTCAGTGCAAAAAAATTGCATAGTTAATAAAATTGCTATATTTGTAGAGTTAACTGGAATGTAGGCTATTCCATATGTTAAAAGACTTTAACCCTGTTGGGATGGTTGCAAGCCTACTGCGCCGTCTTAATGGGGTTTTTTATTTATGAAAATTGACTATTTTTCACACGACACAAAAGCCAGAAGCGACAGCAAACTGGTAAGCCTTGCAATGAGGCAGGGCATGGAAGGGCTCGGAGTTTATTGGTGCATTGTTGAAATGCTTTACGAAAATGAAGGCAGAATAATGCGAACGGAATGCGAACGCATAGCATACGAACTGCGAACGCATAGCGACTGTGTAAATTCTGTAATTTATGGACATGAGTTGTTTCAATGGGACGACCTCTATTTTTGGAGTAATTCGGTACTAAATCGGTTAAAAACCATAACTGAAAAAAGCGACAAAGCCAGACAGAGCGCGTCGAAACGCTGGGAGAATGCAAACGCAATGCGAACGCAATGCGAAGGCAATGCTATAAAAGAAAAGGAAAGTAAAGTAAATAAAACTATATTAGGGCTACCAGAACCAAAGTCAGTTAAGCGCTTTGTGCCTCCAACAGCCCAAGAGGTTAAAGCCTACATGCAAGAGCAAGGCATGGACGACTTGAGCGAGAAGTGGCTGGCGTTCTATGAGTCAAAAGGCTGGCAAATAGGTAAAAACAAAATGAAGGACTGGAAAGCCGCTGTAAGGACTTGGAAAAGCAACTACAAAGACAAAGGACCACAAACCACAGTTAAACCCGTTAAAGCCTCTTTAAATGACGAATAGCATAGACATTAACCACGAAATAAGAATAGTAAAAGCCATAGTAAACACAAAAGAAGTCTGGAGGGTATACCTAAAGCAGAAACTACACAGCGAACACACCACCAAGCAGGCCGCGTTTAGAAAAGCACACTCGTTAAAACTAATTTACAACTAATGGACACCGAAACGCACATAATTAGCCAGTTACTCTTTTACCCAGAGTTTCACCACCAATTACCCAAGGTTAAACCCCAGTGGTTTACGAAGCCATTACACCAAAAGTTAATTAATGTTATGACCGCCCTTTACTTAGAGGGGACGCCTTTTGAAATAATTAGGCTCTCTAAGGCGTTAAAAGGTGCTGAGTTAATAGAAACCCTTACTATACAGCAGAAAGTCGCTTACAAGTCGTCTATTAGCCCTTATTTGCGAGAATTAGAGTATAATTACCTACACACTCAGTTTATAGACCGCCTCGGCAACCTAAATTTAACCAAAGACCTTAACGGCTTAATGCAGGAAGTACAGCAGCTACTAGACAGCACACAATTTAGCAGCGCTAAGGCGCCTAACAGCATAGTAAACGAGACAAATAAGGTAGTAGACAAAATAGTAGAAAACATACAGAAAGGGCAACGCCTGACTGGCAAGCCTACTGGCTGGCTATTCTTAGACAAATACCTAGGAGGCTACAATGGTGGCGACTTAATCGTAATAGCAGGACGCCCTGCAATGGGCAAAACAGCCCTAGCGTTAAGCCTTACCAAAGACTTTGCAGCGACTGGAGGTAAAGCGTTATTCTTAAGTTTAGAGATGAGCAATGAGCAACTAGCAAAGCGTTACCTTTCGCTCATTGGCAATATACCTAACTACAAAGTGCGTAACGGAGCGCTAAAAGAGAATGACATAGACAAATTGTGTAACATTGCCAACAGCCAGACAATTAACTTTTACATAGACGACGACGCAGAGACCTCAATAGCAGACATAAAGGCTAAAGTTAAACTGCACAAATGCAAGCACGGGCTAGACTTACTGGTAATAGACTACATACAGTTAGTGAAGGGGACCAAGCAAAATAGAGAGCAAGAGGTGGCAGAGATTAGCAGAAATTTAAAGCTATTGGCTAAGGAGTTAAGCATTACCGTTATAATCTTAGCACAGTTAAGCAGAGCTAGCGAGTCACGACAAGACAAGCGCCCAATGCTTAGCGACCTAAGAGAGTCAGGTGCAATAGAGCAAGACGCCGACTCTGTGCTATTTCCATTTCGCCCAGCATATTACCAAGAGGAGAAGCCAGTAATAGAAGAGGCTGAGTTAATTATAGGTAAGAACAGAAACGGCGAATGCGTTACAATTCCGACGACATTCGAGGGGCAACTAACACTATACAAGGAGAACACCAATGCCTAGTATTAACCAGTCTAAGCGCGGCAAACAAGCCCGCAAAGAATACACCAAAGGAGGCTATAAAGAGCCGCGTTACAATACCCAACAATGGCGTAATGTCAGGGCTTTAATACTTCAAGACTCGCCACTATGCAAAGCCTGCGAAGAGGTCGGACTTATAACCCTAGCGCAAATGGTTGACCACATAAAACCAGTGAGACTAGGCGGTAACTTCTGGGACCATGAAAACTTACAGCCATTGTGTAATTCATGCCATGCCTCAAAGTCTGCAAAGGAAAGACATGCCGACCCGTACGGGGTGTAAAATCTTACACAGAGGCACGCAAAACCGCAGGTTACCTTTTCTTCACACCCGTGAGAAAATAAGTTAACAGAAAATTTGTATGTTTGTACTGAAAACACTATAAAAACATGAGAGGACGGCCAAAATTACCAACCGAAGTAAAAAAACTACAAGGCACCGAAGACAAGCGCTGGCTGGTCGAGAATGAAATGAAGGTTTTACCAATGGACGAACTACCAGAAGCGCCTAAGAGTTTTAATGCGGCTACTACTAAAATTTGGAACGGGGTTTGTTTAGAACTGAAACGAAACGGACTGCTTGCCAGTTGTGACTTAGAACTACTGCGCGGCTATTGCATTCTGTTAAACCAGTTCGAGGACGCCTACTCTATGACTAAAAAGGAAGGGCTGGTAACAGTAAGCCGCCACGGCGAGCAAGTTGTAAACCCTTGGTACCGCGTGCAGTGTGACAGCCTTAAGCAAGCAACTCAGTTAGGCCAACTCTTTGGAATTACGCCAAGCGCTCGCAGTAGAATTAGCGCAGCAGTAGTTAAGCCAGTAAGTAAATTAGACTCACTTAAAAAACCAAAAACAGCATGAGCAAAAAAGTAATGACAAAGGCCGTAAGCACTAAAGCCTTTGAGACAACCACAGTAAAAATGCAAGCCGAGCAAGTTTACACAGTGCAGCCATTGGGCCAGCAATTTGTAGTTTGCATTAACGGCGTGCCCTGCAATAAGCAAGGACAGCAAGCCGAGGACATTGGGCAGGTGTTTACATACCGAAACGAAAAACTAGCGTTTGAGTGCTTGGCATATTTTAGGCGGTGCAAATTGTAAACGACTATATAGCAAAAATAAACAGCGGCGAAGTTGCTGCCTGCGCTCATGTTAAAAACGCAGTGGCTCGTTATGAGCAGGACCGTGCAAACGGTTGGCGCTTTAATGACCAACTAGCACAGCACGCCCTAGACTTTATAGAGCAGCTAGTACATACGACTGGCGACTACGCAGGGCGTAACTTTACGCTAGAGCCTTGGCAGGCGTTTATAGTTTATAACCTCTTTGGATTTTTAAACGAGGATGGCAGCAGGCGTTTTACTCGCGCTTATGTAGAAGTGCCCCGTAAAAATGGTAAGTCTACCTTTTCCAGCGCAGTTATGCTTTACGGACTTATAGCAGACGACGAGCCAGCGGCTCAGGTTTACAGCGCGGCCACCAAGTTGGACCAAGCTATGATGGTCTTTGGCGAGAGCGTGCGAGTGTGCCAAAACTTGCCATGGCTTCACGAGGAGTTAACTGTTAACAACTCTGTTAATAACCGCCGCATAGTTTACGGCCAAAGTTTATATAAGCCACTTGAGTGGAACCCAAACAAGCAGGACGGACTTAATACACACTTTGCTTGCATTGACGAATACCACGCGCACCCTAACGACGAGCTGTATAATGTAATTCGTAACTCTATGGGTGCAAGGCGGCAGCCTTTGCTTTTTACAATTACAACAGCGGGCTTTAATCGTGAGGCACCCTGCTATAAGCATCGGCAGTATTGTGCAAATGTTTTAAACGGGGCTATAAAGGACGACGCGCTGTTTAGTGTTATTTATACATTAGACGAAGGCGACGACTGGACCGACCCAGCAGTGTGGGCAAAGGCTAACCCTAACTGGGGCATAAGCGTATACCCTAGGCAATTAGAGCAGGCGTTAACAGAGGCTAAAGAGTTTGTACACAAAGAAGTCGAATTTAAAACCAAGCTGCTCAATGTTTGGACCGACACGGCCCAGACTTGGATTAGTGACAGCCTTTGGAAAGCATGCGACGGCGAGGACGAACTAGAGGGCGAGGTTTGCTATGGTGGCTTGGACTTAGCAAGCACGGGCGACTTTTGCGCATTCTCGTTATACTTTCCAAGCCTGCACGCTGTGAGAACATGGTACTGGCTTCCGAGTGAAACCGCCTTTAAGCGTAAGGACGCTGCGGGCGCTTCTATTCGCCAATGGGCAGCCGACGGCTTTATAGAATTAACGGAGGGCAATGTAACGGACTACGCTTTTATTAAGGCCCGCGTAATTGAACTGGCCCAGCGCTACGAAATTAAAGACATAGCATTCGACCGCTTTAACGCTTCGCAGTTAGTAATTGAGTTACAAAACGAAGGTTTACAAATGTTTCCTTTTGGGCAGGGCTTTGTTAGTATGTCTGCACCGACTAAAGAACTTGAGCGACTTGTTAAGGACAAAATGCTAAGGCACGCTGGCAACCCAGTGACGCGCTGGATGATGGGCAATATATTATTAACTCAGGACCCAGCAGGCAACATTAAAATAAATAAGGCCAAGAGCGGCGACAAAGTCGACGGGCCAGTCAGTATAGTTATGGCCTTGGGCACTTGCATGCAGGACGCAGCCAAAGAGCAGAATAGTGAATTTTGGTTTTTAAGTATATGAAATTTTTAGACGACTACATGCAGGAATACTATAACAACCTGCCCAAGTACAAGACCTACGAGGACGCCTACAATGCCACAGAGCAAAAGTATTTAGGCAAGTTTGGTGTAAAGCGTTACAAGTCTTATGATGTTTTTAGGGCGGCACTTTCTCGCTGGCTTGCGCAAGGGCGTAACAAATGTTAACGCAAAAAATTTAACGCGGTTGTAATTTGCGCCCAATGAATTTAAAGTTTTGGCAGCCCCGAAAAGAAAAGCGCTCTGGCTTGTCTCAGCCTGCTGACTGGTTTATTAATACCTTAAACAATGTTTTTGGCTACCAGACTAAAAGCGGGCAGGCGGTAAATGACCGCACGGCTTTAAGCATAGCCTCGGTGCATGCTTGCGTTAGAGTAATTGCAGACGGTATAGCAGGCCTCACTTTGAAACTATACAAAGACGACGGCACTAACCGCGACCAGATTGTAATACATTACAGCACGGCATTAATTAACGAGCCTAACCCTTACCAAACGAAATACGACTTTACTAAGTACATGGTAAGCCACTTGGCGCTTAAGGGTAATGCTTACGCTTTTATTAACAGAGACGCTCGTTTTATTGGCGTAGAGTTGCACCCTATTGCCCCCGACTATGTTACGCCAGTAATGCAGGACGGGCAACTATTTTACAAAATAAACCTTAAGGGCTTCCCTTCTATTGTGCCCGCTACTGACATGCTGCATTTTAAAGGGCTTTGCGGTGACGACCCGCTAGTAGGTTTGTCGCCTATTGTCGTGCATGCTGAAACCTTGGGTATTGACTTGGCAGCAATTAGCCAAAGCGCTGGCGTTTATAAAAACGGAGTGCTTAAGTTTTTGCTAACAAGCGACGCGCAAATTAAACCCGAGCAGGCAGTGCCTTTAAAGAAAAGTCTAGACGATGTTATAGACGGGGCCAGCCGTTCTACTGTTTTGCCTAACGGCATTAAAATGGAGAAGCTGAGCCTAAGCCCAGAGGAGGCCCAATACTTAGAAACTCGCAAATTTAGCGCAGAAGAAATAGCCCGTATTTTTGGCGTTCCTGCTTCCATGATTGGGGCAGCGGGCGGCATAAAGTCTAGCGTAGAGCAAGAGTACCAAGACTTCTACGCGCGCACCTTGGCAAGTTATGCTATTAACATTGAGCAGGAACTGGCCCGCAAGTTGCTGACCGAAAGCGACAAGTTAACTTATTATTTTAAATTTAACTTTAATTCACTTTTGAGGGCCTCCGCCAATGAGCGCGCAGACTATTATAATAAAGGCATTCGCGGCGGCTGGCTCTCTAGAAACGAGGCCCGCATGTTTGAGGACGCTAACGGATTCGACGGCGGCGACGAGTATTTAATCGAAAGCAACCTAATGCCAAGCAGCCAGATTAACGCCTACATGGATGCTAAAATAGCGCAGCTTATGAGTACCGCAGACAAAAACAATAACCCCGACGGAGTTAATAACACCGAAGTATTATAATGAAACAAGAGCGCAGAACATTTACTGGCACCGTCATTGCACGAAGCGAAGGCGAAAACATGCCTAAAGAAATTGGCGGCATTGCTGCTGTTATTAACTCAGTTACTGACCTTGGTTACTTCGAGGAGGTTATAGAGCGCGGAGCGTTTGACTACGCCCTAGGCAAAGAATACGACATCCGCTGTTTGTTTAACCATGAAGCCGAGTTAATTCTGGGCCGTACTTTGTCAGGCACTTGCAATGTGTTTGTAAATGCCGACGGCAACCTAGAGTATACTTGGGTTCCTGACTACGAGAACCCTACGCACATGTCAGTCGTGCGCAGCATTATGCGCGGCGACATTACGCAAAGCAGCTTTGCATTTACCATTAAGGAGCAGAAGTGGAGCGACTCTACAAAATACGGCACAATGGGCAAAAGAACTATTACTGTTATAGAGGACCTATACGATGTTAGCCCAGTTACTTACCCCGCTTACGCTGACACTGAGGCCGACGCCCGCAGCATTGTGGCAATGAGAGACGAAGAGCGTGAAATAGAAAGCGCAAAGCAAAGCCAAGCGGCAGCCGACATTTTAAAACTTGCGCTGTTGCGTTACGAAAATTTATAAAACAAAAACAAAAAAACCATGAATAAAATTAAAGCATTGAAAGAAGAGCGTGGACGCTTGCTCGGCGAGTTGTCTACCTTGCAAACCACCATCGAGAAGGAAGCCCGCTCTATGGCTGACAGTGAAACCAACCGCTTGACCGAAATCGAGGCTCGTTTGGGCGCGATTAAGGCTGAGGTAGAAACCTTGGAAAAGTTGCAAAACTTGGCCGCTCAGGCTGCTGGCCACTCTGCTAGCCGTAGCGAAGAGAAGGAAAAGAACGAAATGGCTAGAGAGTACAGCTTTAAGCGTGCTATTGACTTGGCCGTTACTGGACGCCGCGAAGGTGTAGAGGGCGAATTTTCTGCCATTGGTGCAGAAGAGTTCCAGCGCTCAGGTGTTAGCGTTTCTGCTCACTCTATTAAAATCCCTTCTCAAGTTTTCAAACGCGACATGACAGCTACTGGCGGTTCTGGTGGTTCTGAGGGTGGCGTCAATATACAAACTTCAGTAGGTTCTATTATTGATGTATTGTTGCCTAAAACTGTTTTGCGCGGTTTGGGTGTACAGCAGTTGTCTGGCTTGGTAGGTAACTTGGACATGCCAACTGCTAGCACTGTGCCTTCTGCTGGATGGAATACTGAGAACGGTTCGGCTACTGAAAAGAGCCCTGCTTTTTCTAAAGTAACCTTTAGCCCTAAGCGTTTGGCTGCTTACATTCAAGTTTCAAACCAGTTGTTGCTTCAGTCTAGCAACTCTATTGACCTTTATGTAAGAAACTGGCTCCTTAACGCTATGGCTCAGTCTTTGGAAACTGCTGCTATTAAGGGCGGCGGTTCTAACGAGCCTACTGGTATTATTGCCAACGCCAATGTAAATGTAACTTTTGCAGGCGGCGCGACTTCTAACGCTACCAACGCTAACGGTATTGCTCCAGTTTGGGCCGATGTTGTTAACTTGATGAAGGCCGTAGAAAACGCTAACGGTGAAGGTGTTGCTTACTTGACTAACCCTAAAGTTAAAGCTGCTTTACAGACTATTCCTCGCCAATCTTCTGGCGTAGAAGGTAACTTCATTTGGCCTGCTGGTGGCTTCGACTTGAACGGCTACCCAGTTTCTACTTCAACTTTGGTACCTTCTAACTTGTCTAAAGGTTCTAGCAGCGCATTGTCTGCCATGATTTTCGGGGACTTCTCTAAAATGGCTATTGCCTCTTTTGGTGGTGGTATGGAGTTGACTGTGGACCCTTACAGCGGTGCAACTGCTGGCTTAACCAATGTAGTGCTTAACGCTTACATGGATGTTAACTTGTTGCAACCTACTGCCTTCGCAGTTTGTAAGGACATTGTAGCCTAATAACTTGACTGCTCGGAGTCATTAAAGACCGAGTGCTAAGGGTGGCCTTGACTGCGCCACCCTTGGGCTAATATGAAAATTCAATTTATTGCTAACCCTTCTGGGCAGTTTAACCTTTCCTATAATGCAGGCGAGGAGGTAATTATGGAAACCAAGCAAGCCATGCTTTTAATTGAGGCAGGCGTAGCTATTGAAATTCCAGCGCTTACTTCACCTAGCAAGCCAAGCAAAAAGGCTAAGCCAGTTAACCCAGAAACCGAACTAGACGCCGAATAAAAAATGTTTATTGCACGCCACTATACCGCCTACGCTAACGCCGCTACTGACTACATAACACTAGCAGAAACTAAGCAGCACCTGCGCGTTACAAGCAGCGCCGACGACACTTACATAGGCGGGCTTATTGCTATGGCTGTGGAGGCTTGCAGTAATTACCTTGGCTATTCTATTCGTAAGGCTGCGGCACGCTATGGCTTCGACGGCTTTACGGGGCAGCCTGCGCTAGTTAACCCGCTTAACGGGACCAATATACCCAGCGGCAACTACTTGCGTTTAAACACGCGCTGCTTGTCTGTAACAAATGTATTCTATATTAGTGACAGCAACGCAATTACAGCCTACGACCCTGCGGATTGGATTGCTAGCCCTGAGCCTATGGGCC